TTAGGGCCTTGAGGATGACCTTTTGAAAGGCCCCGTAGCTTTTCCCGCTCCCGGCGCCGCCGTAATACACTTCCAGACGGTGGGAATAGTCGTCGATGTGGTCATACACCCAGCCGTTGAACGCCTCCGGGTTCAGCCGTTTAGCCATCCTTGAACCACTTGCTTTCCGTCAGCGTGACTTCCTGGCGGTCGATAAACCCTCCGGCAGCTCTGGCGCGCAGTTCAGAGGCTTTTAAACGGTCTTTGGGGTCCTGCTCTTCACTCCGCATGATATCCGTCCAAAAGGCGTTGATCTCCGCCATATCGGCAATCCTGGGGGCTTCCAGCACGGCGTCGCGGTCGGTGATATACTCCTTAAGTTTTACTAAGTTCTGAGAACCAATCACGTCATGATTCTTCCCGCGATACCCCGCCAGCCTCGCCGCCTCGGTGGCGGTATGTCCCTGCTTGTAGTAATCGATCCATGCCTGTTGCTTTGCCGTCAGCTTCATACCGCCCACCTCCAAGGCATAGAAATAGAGCGACCAGTTTCCCGGCCGCTCTTTCAGCGTTTTTATTATACCACTTGACTTTTTCCCCGTGTCCCTATTATTCGATGAATCGCTTGTTTTTTGCCACGCGGTACAGGAACCGCTTTTTCCAGTATCCAGGCAGATTCTTTCCGGCGGGGACGTCAACCGGCCATTTATCTGTAATCACTTTACGCATAACCGGGCTTCGGTACTCTGGCGGAACTTCCATCAGTGCTATTTCTATTGCTCGTATATCCCCCCAAATCGCATCCATCCTTTCTATCTTGCGTTCTACCGGATCGCCTGGCGCATGTGTTTTCGGCTGTCCATCTGAGGCCGCCGTCTCATGCAGGATTTCATGGTAGTCCCTCACCATCCGGTCATAGTCCCGCACAAAGGCTAGCACACGACGGTATACACTTTTTTCCATCCAGTACGGGTTATTCTTTTGATTCGGCTGATAGTCACGCATTATTTCCCTCCATACTTTGCCGCGATATAGCACAGGGACACAAATCCGCCCACCAGCCCGAATACAATGATCGCCGTTATCATTACCGCTTGCATTCTTCTGCCTCCTATTCTCTCATCCGATCGTATATCGTTGTTTCCCTCGGCTGAATCACTGGCGGGTCGTCGAAGTCCTCCCCGTTCTCTACCACGGGAGGCGTATTGTCCGCCGTCTGCCGGTGGCTTTTTGATGTTACGGTATAAGTCTTGCACATGGACCGGATACGGTCACAGATACGGTCCCCCAGCTTTTGCCTCAGTTCGCCTATGCTCGAGTTGGTTGTGATGACCACGGGGGCGCAATCGTTATACCGGTAGTCGATGATTTCAAATAACCGTTCCCTCGCCCAATCGGTAGTTTTTTCTGCTCCCACATCATCCAGGACCAGAAGCCCGGCCTTTTGGCATTGCTCCATGATCTGCCCGGTCCCTCCGTCGCTGTCATATGACGACCGCAGCTGTTCCAGGAGGGAGACTGTTCCCACAAAATAGGCGTCACCGTTCGGGGTTCCATAACATACCCCATCACTTGAATTTTCCGCGCTTCTGTCCGGAATCTGGATATAGTCCACCACGGCGTTGATAATCGCGGCGGCCAAATGGGATTTCCCGCTCCCGACGCCTCCAATCAGCAAAAGGCCGGTTCCATCGTTTTTCCCTTCTATGTACTCTTTAGCAAACTGCCGAGCAGCCTGGAATGCCTCTTTTTGCCCTTCATCCGCTCGATAGTTCCGGAAACGCTGCTGAACGGCACGTTTACTCAAACCCGCCCGCCTCCGCAGCTCCGACCGAATAGCCTCTCTCCCTACCCGGATACGGTCCGCCCGCTCCCTCTCCTGTTTTTCAGTGACACAGGGGCATTCCAGAGGGGCATCATATTCGCATCCCATCATCTCCACATGCCCGTATACGATCGGTTTCCCGCAATATTGGCATTTCTCGGTCTCACTGGCCGTGGTATAGCTGTAACCATCCATGTTCATTCCTCCCATCCCGTATTTGCATACCGGGAAGGATCGGTATAGTCCGGTTGAACAGATCCCGCCCGGTTGTCATAATTTCCTTCCAGAATTTTGGTCAGGTTGGCCGGTTTCAATATCCAGTCAAAGCCACAGCCGGTCCATCCGCCATTCCGGCCGGTCAGGAAATCGGAGGATTCCACTTTTCGGAACAGCGCCTCGAACCCTCCCTCCCCCTCTATGCGTTTAGACGCTCCACGGATCGCCTTTTTCCGCTGGTCTGTTATATCCCGGACTTTCGGAAGGGATTGGCATGTGCTATTGAAGGTTTCTGCAATGGATTTGTAATCCAGGGGGGCGGGCGCGTCGTCGGAAGACGACATATACTTCTTTTTATCTCTCCTATCTATCTCTATCTCTTTCTCTATCTCTTTCTCTGTGTTACATGTAACACTTTGTAACGCACAATGTAACTCTTTGCCGTTACATTGTAGCGTTTTTGCAGCTTTCCGTTCTCGAAAATTCCGAACACGAGCCGCTGAATCACACTCGCTATCCATATTTCGGACAGCTTCAGACAATACATATTCGTCATCATTGATAATCTCGATCAGGTTATGCTTTTGCAGGAAAAGAAGGGTCACTTGTACGTCGTCCGTTGCCTCGTCCAGCTTCAGAGACAGTTCTTCTTCGAAAGTATCCTCTACGTTTTCAAACAGAAGAGCTCCGTCGTTTCGCAAGCTGAGAAGTTGCATTTTTAGATAGATAATCGTGTATGTATCTCCACCGGCCATTCGGCGAAGCTTTTTAATGACCGCCTGATCGAAAAAGTCTTCCCGCAGCTTCAACCACCAAAATCGTTTTGTTCTCTCGCCCAATGGTTTGCCCCCCTAAACTTTCCGCCCTCGGACAACGACATCAATACAAGCCTGCCGTGCTGCCAATGAAATCAATAAATCGACTTCATCACGGGATATCATTTCAAACTTGACATACGCAATATCTTCGTCATGAAATTTCCCGTCACACACAAGCACATCATACATATCACTGTTTTCCATTTACTCACCTTCCCGTAATTCCCGGATATCCTTCTCGGCCTCGAACAGATACTCGTTTACCACAAACGCCAGTTTCTGGTAGAGGTCATAAAGGTATTCATACTTGCCGTTGGGCTCGTTTCCGTCGAAAAGATCGTTGGACAAGCATGAGAGGACAGCGCGGGCCTTCTCCAGTTTTAAATGCAGCTCTGCCAGTCTGTCATCCAGTTCAATTTCCATCATGTTCCCGTCTCCCCTTTCCTGTAAGCCCCTGAATGAACCGGTATACCAGCACGACATACCGGGGTTCCATTTCCGCTACTGCCTGTATAACTTGGGACTCAAGCTGTTCCTGATCGGTCATGTTCATTCTTTAGCCCTCCATTCACCCCTAATATGGCCCCAGTCCGGATCATTCCACAGATGGCGGCGGTTATTTTTTCCGGATTCCGTCTTTTATGTATCTGCTCCGCCAATTTCCGGATATTCGGCGGTATTGCCTCCCACTGACGTCGCCTCTTGTCTGCCTCTATGTCGGTCAGAATCTGGGAAAAAGTATCCAACTTTGTGCGGTTCGAGGCATATCCGGTATAGGTGCCGTCCTCATATTTGAAGCAAGCCCTTTGCCCGGGAGAAAGATGGAACGTTATGCCCATAAATTCAATAATTTCTTCCACCTCAAATTCCCCCTTGTATTTGCCGGGGTGCCGTGGTATAATCACCACAGCGGCCGGTTCCGGCTGTGTTTTGTGCGGTCAACCCTTTGCTTTGGTCGGCGTGGGGGTTGGCTGCTTTCTTTTGCACTTTTTCCTGGCTTCTGTAGATTTCCCGAATTTCCGCCAGCCATTTCCTTTCGCTCTCCTTGGTGACAGTCTGCATCATGGTATCGTACTCCTGGTCACATTCACATGCGGCAATGTAAAACCATTTCTGATGCTGCTGGGAAAGACTTTGGAATTTTTCAATAAATATATTGATTATTTTGTTCCGCTCATCTATCTGGTCTTTACCCACGGTTCTCCGCCCTCTCTTTCTCACGCATAACGCTCTCCAGGTTTATGGCACGGATCAGCAGCTTCAAAGCATATTTTTCATCGTTTCTACGCAGGATGAACAGGATTTCACGCCACGCCCGCTCCTTTGAAAACAAACATTCCTCCATGTCTACGCCTCCTATTCCTGTATAGCCTTTATTTGCCCTTGCAAGCCCGTTTCCGTATCGTCCTCGTTAATGTCAAATCCGAACTTTTCAAGCAAAAAACGGGCAATAATGGACGCCGGTATGGTTTTGTATTCCGCATCGGTCATAACCGCTTTCCCGTTGACGATCTCCATTCTGGCACTAACCGGGATTTTGCATGTATTTGATAAGGGCGGCATGTTTTTCACTTCCTTTAGATGTTTTGCGGTATACACCGCTGATTCGGTTTATTTAGGATGGTTCTCACTTCACAACGCCCATGTCCTCCCCATACCTGTCAAATAGGTGTGCCTGCCCATCGTCCCCCAGTCTCACTGTCATGGTGTTCTCGAACAGATCGGGAAAAACAGCATTAAATGCTTCGCGGGCAGCCTCTTTCCCCTCTTGAGTGCAAGTAATCTGGTGCATGAAATATTCTTTAAACATGTGGGTGAAAGGGGCGTCCACTTCATTTTCTATATACCCGGAACCGGTGTCCCGGTAGTCTATGTTGTAGACAAACGCCAGCTTCACGAAGTCCTCCGCGTCCTCCGCTTGCAGAAGATCGGCTCTGATCTCGTCCGGCTTCCGGTTGCAGAGATTACAAAAATCCTCAAACGTAGCCCCGCAACTCTTCCAGTAATCGAATAAACATATCGTTATTTCAGCCTGTCGAATAACGCATTCCTCTACGCTCTCTTTCTCGTCGCGGAGTTTTTTCAGAAAGGCCCTGGACGGAAGGAAATACACGCCCTCTTTTTCGGCGCGCTCCACGCTGCACCTTGCCTTATACACCCGCGAACGGATATCGAAAAGCCACGAAAGATATATCCGCGCCAGCATTCGGCTGATTACAATGGCATTTAGACAATCAGATTTACTGGATTTTGGGTTTCTGGTGTCAATACGCGCCGTGTTATCAATGAGCAGATCGCACAGTATGCCTGAATTCTCTATTTTCATGCCTCAACCCCCGTATACAGCACGTGGTAATTTATCGCAGCGGTGTTTACGATTGTAGGATAGTTGCGTTCGTCGAGCCACGCGCGCACCTTTTCACACACCGTGGCTTTATATGCGGTTGTCGTGCTGGCATGGCCGTTGCGAACGAACGGGACGTTGACCTTTTCGGTCTCGAGGATATCCAGATCGGCGATGATCGCGCCAACAGCGTGTGCATGAGGTATCCCGGAGGACGATACGATGCCGAGCTTCTTTGCGATCGCAGTTGCGTCCATAATGGGTTCGGGTTCTGTCAAAGCTCCGGCCGGGAGTTTGGGGCCGTCCTTTCCGTAAAAGTTTTCCAGGGCACGGATTTTGAATGCAGGCGGGACCTCGGCCTCCTTGTACATCTCAATAAGGGGCTTTGCCAGCCGGGAAAGAGCGTTCAGGCGCATGGCTTCGGAACGGTCGAGCTTTGCCTTGCGTTCCAGCGGGTCCATCCGGCTGCACAGCTTCGGCTGCTCTTTGACACGGAAATATGTATCCTCGAGGTTGTCGAACTGCTCCCATGCTTTTTCAGTATCCAGAATTTTACAGTGCCGGGAGGCTCCCCGCTCGGTCCAGAGATAGAGGGCGCGGGTCATAGGCGAAATTTGTAAGTCAATATCATTGACCTGCAATCTGAACGCTTTTAAAATCTCGCCCTGCAATAGGTAGTAGTGCTTTCCTTCGACGAACTGCTCCTTGTGGTTGTTGAAGTTGTTTTTGATATTGTTGGCCTCGGTGCCGTACACCTCTGCAAGCTGCTCGGTGGTAAGAATGCGCTGGTCGTTAAACTCTACAGGGATCAGGTTGTTTGTCATGGTTTACTCTCCTTTCTCGACGATGTCCGCCGGGTCGATGTTCAATGCTTTGGCAACGCGCCCCAGCGTGGCCGGTTTTACGCCTTTTCCGGATATGACGTTTTTTACTGTCATTTCCGGCATACCGGTTTCCCTTACCACGTCGCGTGTGTTCATGCACGCCCGCGCCATCGCAAGAAGCAGTTTGCCCTTGTCTGCTCTCATGTTCTTCACCTCCAAGCGTCAGATACATTTGTGACTGTATCTCTATAATAACCGACACAAATGTATCTGTCAATAGCTTTTTCAGATATTTTTCTTGCTGTTTTCCATTTTGCGTGATATTCTGTAGATAGAGGTGATATTATGACGGCGGGGGAAAGAATACGCGAAGCGCGAATACAACGGGGAATGACGCAAAAGCAACTCGGAGAACGGGCTGGAATAGCGGAACCCACGATCCGTAAATATGAACTAGGAAAATTAAACCCCAAATATGAAACCATGCAAAAAATTGCCTCTGCTCTTAATGTTACAGTTGGATATATACAGGGATATGAAACTATGAACACAAAGCAACTCTTAGATGCCGTAAGGCAGAAGGACGTTGAGACATTGGAACGTGTGTTTGGCATGCCGCCGAACTCTATTCAATTTTTAAGCGAAGCAGAGGAAAATGAGTTAATAGAAAAATGTGAAGCACAATCGAGAGAAAAAGAAAGAAATCTAAATCTCCTTAAATCTTTCGTAAAATTTAATAAAAAAAGTTTTACGCAAGAGGATTTAACCGCCATAAAAGATTTACTATTTCAATTCTTTATGCTCAATAAAACCGGTCAAAAAAAAGCCGTGGAGCAGATTTACACCCTGGCAAAAGAGACCGCCGCCAATACTCCAGATAATACAGTTTCAGAAGTAGAAACCGATAACCTTGATACATTTGATCGGGTTTGCCAGCTTACTGGCCACTATGTCCGACCGAAACTGGACGATCTGTCCGGTTACTATTTGGGTAAGCGTGGAGAGGAAGCCGCAGATGTTTTTTTGTCAAACAAGGAGTTTCGTGCTCTGGTTAAGCGTATAGCTGCCGCCACAGCTGCTATGATTGATAGTGAGATAGAAGTTGCGAAAGACGACACCCCGCCCAAATGACCCCATAAAACGCATTACATCCCTTCGTCCGAAATTCGGACGCTTGGTTTCGCCACCTTATCCACGCAAAAAATCCGCCCACCCAAACAGGGCAGACGGCTTGACATCAACAATATATGCGGTTATAATATGGGTGTAAGGTGCTACCGGTTAGACGGTTAGCCCCTCAATATGCGATAAGAAGTAACCGCACGCTTGGGGAAGCTAGGGCGGTTACTTCTTTTTTATGGCCGTCAAAACGAGGCCGATAATGCTTAATACCACAAGCGTATACTGTAACAGCTCCGCGAGTGTTATGTACATAAGCATCCCT